TCTTGAATTACACCATCTAAAGTAATAATAGTACCATATGTTGATGATAGAGTGTATGGACTACCACCAACTAATACTTGGAACTGTGTAGTTCCTTGTAGTCTTCCATCTGTATCATAGTATCCATCAAACGGTGCTGCAAGTGATAGTTCAAATGTGCGAACCTCATTAAACAAGAACTCACTAGGAGCAGCAGTACCAAATGCTTTACGTATTCTCTGATTCTCAACTGTTTGTACAGTTTGAGTAACAATTCTACTTGTATTCTCAACAGTGATTTTATTCTTCTCTGGATCCCATAATTGAATGACACTGAAGTGTGATGCCTTTGGTGTCTCAACTGGCATCTCAGAACTTGCAGTAGCTTCTACATCTACTTGTCCAAATAACTTAAATCCTGCAGGGTGTGTTGTAGACTTAATTAAGTCACGCCATTGCTCAATAGAAGTTTTAGATTTTACAACATATGAATAATCTTGGTAGAAGAAACTATCAGTAATCTTCTGATTTGATACACCTAGTTTACCTCTATCAGATGTATAGTATCCTAAGTTATCATAGAAACTAGAAATCTGTTCTTGGAAGGTAGAAACAAATACTTTACTTACAATTGCATCTACAGGGAATCTCAAAGATTCAATAGAAATGTTCTCACGAATAATACCTTGTACATTTGCAAGCTTGAGTAAATTAGATCCAAATCTCCACTCAGTTACAGTTGCTCTGAATACTTCTACATTATTAATTTTTTGAAGTACAGTTTCACCAATACTAAAGTTACCATTAATGTTTTTAACAGCAACAATGTAGTTTGAACTGAAAGTAGAAGATACAGTTTTGTCTAGATGGAAAGCACCACCATTTGTAGTAAGATTAACACTCTTAGGAACACCAATAGATGTACTCTCTACATATGCTTCTACTTCACCTTCTACAATGATAATCTCAGGTGCAAATGTATATCCCTTACCTATTTTATCAACAGTTATAGAAGCAACTTCACCATTTCTAACTAAAACATTAAACTTAGCATCAGAACCATCACCATTAGTAATAAAGACTTTTGGGTTTACATAATTAGAACCTTTATTAGTAATCTCTACACCAGTGATAGTTTTTGTTGCAACATCAAAGTTAACTGTAGCTTCTGCTCTATAATCTGTAGTTGGATCAACACCAACAATAACAGGGACTTTCTTATAGTTGAGTCCTAGGTTTACAATTTGTGTCGTATTAATCTTACCGATAGCGAACTGACCAGTAGTAGTATAAGAAATGGATCCAGAACCATCCCAAAGAGGAGAACGGGTAACATCATAAACAAAACGATTGGGTGTGACATAGTTAAGTGTCTTTGTACCTTGTAAAGGATCTGTGATAATCTTAAAGAATGCATTTTCTGAATCTACTACATTCTTCTTATCAAAGTAATAGAAGTTAGTAAAATCAGTTCCTGTCTTTGTCTGATAGTTATTAGCAGCTAATCTAGAACCAAATCCAAACTTAACATCTGTATATGACCCTGCATTACCAGGAAGAACAGTAGTTTCTGTTTTCTCTACAGTAATTAAGTTGTAGTTGTTACTTGGACTAATATCAAAGTAAGTCCCAGTAAGACTAGAATGAGACGTATCAAACTTATACTTGTAAAATTCTTGTAAATCTATATTAGGATTGGGTACAAATGTACTATTGTCTTCTGAGAATTCAAAATTATAAACTACATCCTCTGCAGAGTTAACACGCACCAATCTTTGTGGATTACTACTATCAAAGAAACTAGAACTTAATACTACTTCGTTAGCTGTAGATTTAAGAGTACCATAATCATATAAAATCTGGATCTTATGAGTTACAGGATCGTAAGACTGAATATATCCAGAATTACTACCATTAAAAATCTGGTAATTAGCAGTGAAGTTGTATTGTGCTTTGTAGAGTATTACTTCTTGACCATTAAAATGATCAACATCACTAGTTTCTTCTTGTCCTCTAGCAACAATAAGATCATTTCCAGTAATACTTTCAATCTTTAGAACTTCATTTCCAATTTTAATTAAATCATTAGCAGCAAATCCTAATGCACTCTTAACTGTAACTTTTGTACCACCAGCAGGAACACTAACATGTCCAACATAAATTTGGAACCTTGCAGTAGATTGTGATGCACCAGATCTTACTAGATCCTCATCTGCAACTCCAAGATAATCTCCTCTTGCATATCCAGAACCAGCATCCTGAAGTTGCATGTCAGATACAATACCAGCGTCAGATACAGTGAATGTAGCAGTTGCACCAGTTCCTGATCCTCCAGTAAGAGCAACACTGGTGTAAGTACCAGCAGTATAATCTGCTCCACCATTAAGAATCTCATAACGACCAATACCAGTAAAATCAATTGTAGACTTATTACTAGGTGGCACAAGAGTAGCTTCTTGATACAACCTCTTTCTTAGATAATATGTCTTAGTTTTAGTTGTGTCGTTAGGATTAATGTCAATCGTTACCCTATCTCCAATTCCTAACCCATGAGGTTCTGTTGTTTCGATTAAAGCAACACGTTGATTAACATCGAATGGTTCTAATCCATCACTAAGAGAAGTAAGTCTTACAACCTTAGTTCCTGATGTATTGAATAGATCATCAGACTGAAGGAAGTAGTCATCATTAATAACCCAAGTTCCCTCAGTAACCTTGATCTCAACTACGTTCTGACTATTGGTTCCTTCTAATACTTCACCCTTAGCTATAGGTGCATTAACACCATCAGTTAAACTTAACGTTGCACCTTTAGTATATGAACTTCTCTGATCTAAGAGAATAGTAAATGTTTTAATAGATGCAGAGAATGTTCCTGTCTCATCAAATACACCAACAACATTTCTTAGTACAATTGTACTATCGTTCTTAACTGTACCCACAATAGAACCAGAGGCACCAGATGAAGGTTGGTTTAGTGTATCATCAGCAAATAGATATGCACTTTGAATAGTAGTTAATTTAACTACTCTATCTTCTTTACATTCCAAGTAAGAAACATTCTTACCTTTAACAGAATCAACAATAGCTTCTACTTCGGAACCTTCTGTTCCTTTATTATCAAAGTATACCTGTGAGTTAATAGAGAAGTTGGCAGAAGAGTCTAATACACTAACTTCTTCTACATTTCCTTGCTTTACTTCTGCAATCTGAGCAATGACACCTTCACCATTTCTCTGCATACCTGCTTGATAGAATCTTCTAGAATTCTTTGGAATATCATCTTGATTGATATTAGAATTGTAGTTACTATCAACTGGTAGTGAATAAAAATTCTCTCCTAAAAGGTATGGATATTGCGGTACTTGATTGCTATCAATAGTAATGAAATAAGCATAAGTTCCTTTCGGAAAGTCTGGGGTAATTGTAAATCTTCCATTGTTTTGATCTAATGTACCACTCTTATGAGTGTATGTGTAATCATTAACGAACGTACCCAGAGGGTAAGTCGCCAATGAAGGACCATTAGAACGACTTCCATTTACAGCATAGCTAGAAGTCATCCTTACAATAGATGAGGTAGAATCTAAAGGATTCTCATATCCAAAAGGACCATAGATCGGATTGCCATCATAAGCGAATCCAATAATAGGAGAATGAGTTTTTACAGCAGGTTCAGTTCCTGCACTATTAATATTGTCGTTTAAGGCAACACGTAAAGCTTTAGGGTTAGCAGCATATCCATAACCATATTCTAATGCGTTATTAAAGTTTGGAAAGATGTAACCATATTCAGTATCTAATTCATTTTCTAATTTTTCAAATCTATTAAAATTCCATTCTTTAAGAAGAGGAATACCAGTTGCACTATTACCAACTGGAATAACATCAACAATGACAGTATCTTGACTATAGAAGTTTCCTTCTGCAATTTTATCAAATCCAGTAATTTCTCCGTCAGTATTGACAATAGAACGATACTCTGCAAATCTACCACGACCTGCATTATCTCTGATTCTAATTAAAGGAGCAGAAGAGTAAAATTCACCAGCATTATTAATAACAAGACTAGTAACCTTACCACCTGTTACAACAGCACTAACAGATGCATTACGACCAGAGGTGATAGTGATATCAGGAGTTCTTGGGAAAATGTCTTGTGTGTCAACAATAATACGTTCTACAACTTGACCAGCAAGAACTGCTCTAGCTTTGTTTGGAACTTGATCAACTAATACAAATGGAGGTGTTGCATATCCAGTACCTCTAACATCAATCTTAATTTCTTCTAGTTTACCAAACCTAACACTATCTGGATCTTTGTAACTATAGAAAGGTACACCATTAAGACCAATACCAATATCTTTTCTAGGTGTCTTGTATTCTTCTGTAGTTCTAGTTGCTTGCTTTCTAATGATACGAAGCAATTTCTGATCTAATACTTCTTCATTAACAGTTGATCCATCTAAGATCTTGTGTGATGGATAGCTAGAACTTGTGATATAATAATACTGTTCATCCTCAAAGATCGCTGATACATTAGTAGAAACTTGATCTAAGGAGGATGCAACGGATGGAAGCGTAGGCACATCGACTGCAGCACCTGAACTTAACAACCATCTGGTTTGATTAGTACCAGTCTGAACAATCTTTGAATCGGAAGTTTCAAATCCAGGATTTGAGATTTGAATCTTGTCCCCAATAGCAGAATATGGTTGTGCATCAGATGGTTGTAGGTTGTACACAACACCTAAGGTCAGTAGAACAACGTCAGAACCACTAATGGTTACTGGTTTGTATACTGAAGACCCTGCTGCATGTGGAAGAGCAGTCTGTGCCGTCCTTTCATCAATAATAAACTGAGTTACGTTCTTACTAGAAAAAGTAATCGTCTCATCACCAATTAATACTGATCCTGTCTTACCCCAACCCATAGTAGAGAAGACATCAATTCTATCCCCTGAGATCGCAGTCCCTGACAGGGATTTTCCAAGCTTAGTTTTAGTAGATACTTCAAATGTACCATTAACTGTCTCAGGTGCTAATACAATATTATAGATTACTTCACCATCTGATGTACCATCAGCAAAAACATTATCTACAGTAGAATCAGCATAACCATATTCTTCAGTAGCTGTCTGTACAATCTTCTTTCCGACCAGACTCTTTACATCTCCAGATACAACCTTACACTTAAGTGCATAAACGTTGATCCAGTCTGCTTCGGAAGATTTGTATGTAAAATCTCTTGGTTTGTATACTTCTGGTTTGTTATCTGTTGATTTAGCAACAACAGTGTTAAAAATAAACTTGATGGAACTTGTAGTTCCCTTAGCTTTGTAAAACTTCTGAATATTTTTGATCAGAGTTCTCTTATCTACTTCACCCCTAAGATACTTTTCAGGGAAAGAACCTAGATACTGACTCTCGAAGTTTTTAACTAATGCATATAGGAAGAGGTTACTTACGTTATGAACCTTCTGTCCAGCAGCATGAGCAGCAGCAACCGTCGTTGTGAAGCTAGTAGACTCATATAGGTCTCCAAGCGATGTATTGCCACTGACGCCCCTAGAGCACTCTCTCAGCTCTGTGTTTGTTCTAGAGGCATAGAAGATGATCTCGTCATCAATTCTTACATACCCGTTTCTTTTTGGAAAACTCGTCGCATCTTCCAATACAATTGTATCATCAGAACTAGAAATACTAGTGCCCAAGATAGCAAACTGTCTAAGAATATTTTGTTCATAATAATCTATATCTGCGTATTTTTGGATATTATTGATAATGTCCAGCGTGCCACCTTGCACCTCCTGTGCTTCATAATACTTCTGAACGAACTTACTAAAGAGTTCGTATTCATCTGTAATAAAAGCAGGAAGCTGTGTCTCAATGAGAGTGGAAATTCTCTTAGTCTTTACAGCAGGCATTTACTTTACTCTTTGTATGCAGTGAACGAGGAATTAGCAACGTCAACGTCAAGATAGACCTCACGGACTGCCTTGATATCATTATAACGAGGTTTAACTCTAACAGAAATGCGATTATCAAAGAAACTACCTTTAATGATAGTTAAGTTGTACATCATTAATTCACCTTTAGCATAATCAATATCGCCAACTTCCTTGTCGAGGACAACCTTTTCACCAGTTACGCTATCTAGAGTATATAGGACAATTTTACTATCCCTGTCCTCTAGATACACATCATAATTAGGATATTCAGTCACCCTAAACCCAGTGGATGACAGGACTGGTTCATCACAGTCCTTATCAAATTCATTTTGGAAACACACTTCGTAATAGAAGGTGGAGTTAAGAGAAGGATAAAAATCCTTTCTCATTGTAACAGATGTTAGGTTAGAATTAATAGTGTTATCCGAATCATCAATAACACCTACCATTTTACTGTGTCTAAACTTACCATTAAACTTCTCGGTATCAGAAACATCAAGATAAGACTGTACACCACCAATAACCTTGTCTCTAATCTGTGATGGTGTCTGATCAGTTGCCCGACCATTGAAATAGATCTTACTTGTTAGCTCAACGAATAGAATAGAAGGATCAACTAGCTTAGGTTCAACAGAAGCTACAACATACTGCTTAAGATCTGCAATAATTTTCTGTTTTGTTAGTGAAGTAAGGTAACTAGCATCATTTGGTTTCAATGAAATGAAAACTTTACCATATTCAGGTGGATCCTGATCCTCTCCACCAAAAATAATGATATCACTGGTTGCTGGATATACTTTTCTTACAATTGCCTCATAGTCCTGAGCGGTCACTGCACGGTCTTGTGTGCCGTATGACTTGGGAGCGGTATATTTGATCTTCTGAGTGCTTTCAATCTCCTCACCGCCCGAAGAAGCAACGCTAGAGGTAATGTTAGTAATAAACGAGCTAGGAGACACGCCATTAGGGTTCTCTAGCACACCAGAAAAGATAAATGTATTCACACCATTACTTTCAGGACCAGATGTGGTCATGTAAGATACTTCAACTACAGAATTATTTTCTAGTTTCCTACCCAGTACACCATCACCCATTAAAATTTCATATCTTCCATCTTCAATCTCATCAAGGAAGAATACTTTTGAGTTACCATCAACACCTAGAATATTGTCTGCTACAAGGTATGGTTCGTTGAAAGTACCTCCAGTAGGGTAAACTGCTACACTGATTGTGTTGGTATCGATATTTTTATTGTCTAAAATAAATCTTTGTGATTTTGATGCAGTATCAATAGTAAAATTATCAACTACTTGTGATCCTTCTACAATAGCAACATCAGTAAATGTAGCTACATCGTTAACAACTTGTGCTTTTACATCATTAAGTGTGACATACTGATAGATGTTGTTGTCATAAGTCGCAATAAATCCTGTTCCTTGCTTAAGAATTAGTTCTGTATCAAGTGTTGGTGTATTATATGTTACAGTAAAAGAGACATATGCAGTAGGAGACGTTGCACTTTTGGGTCTGTACCCTAGTTGCTTCGCAATCGCTACTACATTGTC